GTTTTACCTTTAGTAGAAAATGTTGAATAGTAATAACTATTTCCAGTAGCACCCTCTGCAAACACACCTCTAGTAGCATTTGCTATTGTTCCATTTGCTTGGTCATAATCATTACCAACATGAATATCTCCAAACATTGCAAATGAACCTGTAGTTGCAATATTTAAATACTGTATTGTTGTATGCCCTCCACTAGCCCCAACACCTACAATTAATCCTATAGCAGCAGGAGGAAATCCAGTTTCGTTTTGTACTGAAGACTGACCAGCGCAACCTGCTGAAAGAAATTTATTTACTGTTAATAGATCACCAAAATCTGACGCATTTCCTGTTGACGCAATTGTTACTGATTCAATAATATTTGTTTGTGAACCACCATTTACTCCACCAGCAACAATGGCTTTAGTAGAAGATGAAAGACCTGCACCAGAAGTTCTATTTCCACTGGTATCGCCAAAGTCAGTTGCATTTCCAGTGGATGCTATGGTAATATAATCAATTACATTACTTCCTGTTCCAGAGCCAGTATCTCCCCCTATTTGTAATCCTCTAGTAGAAGAAGATGCACCTGCTAATAAATTTCTAGCAGAGGTCATATCGCCAAAATCTGTGCCATTACCTCTACTAGCTATAGTAAGATATTCAATTACATTAGCTCTGCTTCCACCTTTTTTACCTCCTGCAAGTATACCTCTTGTAGTGCTAGATATTATACCTACATGACCCTCTTCTAATGTAGCAGTAAGATCTCCATAATCTGTGGCATTGCCAGTAGAAGGAATAGTAATATACTCTATTACGTTTGTCGCATTGGTTCCACCCATAGTAATAAATCTTACATTATTACATGTAGAAGATAAATAGTCTCTGGTTGCTCCAATATCGCCAAAGTCTGTAGCATTTCCTGCTGTTGCATAAGTAAAGTATTCAATAATGTTTACTTTTGAAGCCTGATACCCACCAGCAACAATAAACCTAGTATCACTGCCTCCACCTGCTGATGCTTGTCTTACTGCTGATAAATCTCCAAAGTCTGTAGCGTTTCCTGCTGATTCAACAATTATTGTTTGAACTGTATTTACTACAGCAGAATCATCTTGTCCTCCTGCAAATAAACCAACACTAGGAAGATTAGCAGGATCAGGCCAATCACCTGCTCTATAGAAACTCAATGCTTCCTGCAATGTCCACATACCAGATGCAGATGCATTAGATAGATTGCTAGATGGTTCTACTGGGTTTGCTGTTATTATCCCACCAAGGTATCTTTGCGTCATTAAGCTATACCTCCATGTGAGTTAGAACAACCTGCTCTTTGACTAATTAAAGCTGGAAGATCACCAAAATCTATGCCATTACCTGTACTTGCTATAGTTATATATTCAATTGTATTTATTCTTACACCATCTACTCCACCAGCAACAACACCACGTATTTTACTAGAGGCATTTGAGTTAGAAATATACTTAGCTACTGACAAATCTCCAAAGTCTGTACCATTACCTGTACTTGCTATAGTGACATACTCAATAACATTTGTGTATCCTGAACCATCAAATCCACCTAGATTACAACAACGTGTTGCACTAGATACAGCACCACCTGCTCTTCTTACAATTGTTGTATCTCCAAAGTCTGTAGCGTTACCAGTACTAGCAATAGTAACGTAATCAATAATATTACCAGATGTAGAAGCATCAGTAATACCTCCACCGTAAAATATACCTCTTGTTGTAGAACCTGCTCCACCAATATTAAACCTAGCAACAGTTAGATCACCAAAGTCTGTCGCATCACCAACACTAGCAATAGTTATATATTCAATGACATTATACAAAGTGTTTCCAACATGACCTCCAGCAAATAATCCTCTAGTAGAACTACTAAGTCCTGTTGAACTAATATATGAAACTGTTCTGTCACCAAAATCTGTTGAGTTTCCAGCACTAGCAAATGTAACATATTCTATAACATTTACAGGATCAGTACTATAAGTATAACCACCAGCAAACACTGCTCTAGTTGAAGAACCTACACCAGCACCATCTTGTATAACTGCTGTAAGATCACCAAAGTCTGTAGAATTTGCAGTAGTTTCAATTATAATCTTATCTATAGAATTTATAGCCCCACCAGCAGTTTGACTATACCCTCCTGCAAACAATCCGATTGAAAGTAAATTAGCATCAACAGGCCAACCAGATCTATACTGATACTGAGTAGATATATTCCATACACCTGAATATGATGGAGCCATACTTTATTATCCTTTTACGTAACCACCATCAGTAGGTGTTCCTTGAGGTGTAAAATTTCCACCTGATCCTAAATTTGTACCACTATGAAAACCTTTGTTTATATAAATAAGTGGTTGAGTTCCCGTTGGCGTTGATCCATTTGAACCTAAATCTACAGGATAGCCAAACGCATCAAAAAACTTTAAACGAGTAGCTTCTTGAGTTAAATCTGTATAAACTGGATCAAAGAAAAGAAAACCAATTCTACCATCGTAATAATTATCAGTTGTATTACTACCTAAGTTTGCTCCAATTTTAGTGACTGGTATTTCACTGCTAAAGGGGATAGTATAGTCTGCTGTCCATGTGTTAAAAGTAATTGTTTTATCAGTACCATTTACATAAACTTTACAATTTGATTGAGATGATGAATCAAAACAAACGAGTATATTTAACCATGTAGACCCAGACATTGAACTGCCTATGCCAAGATTTATTTTCATTGTATCTGATGAATCTCTAACTTGTATAAATAAAGCAGAACCAGATATATTAAATTTAAATCTACCATAAGTAGAACTTGTAGTTGAATCTTTTGTAAAAAGACTTTCACTTGATGTTCCATCTAAATATATAGAAGCAGCAAAAGTAAACACTTTACTGTCGCTAATTCCACTTAGAGTACTTCGTTCTAAATATTGATCTGACCCATTAAATTCTGCACACTCTCCCCAAAACTCAGATGGACCTCTTACACCTGTAAATGGCCCACTATTAACTGTAAAATCACCACCAGTACCTTTATTTATACCTGCATTATTTCCTCTTAATGGTAGGTAAATAATTGGGCTAGAACCTGTTGGTGTAGAACCATCTCCACCAAGATTTTTTGGTTTGCTCGTATCTGTATCGTAGAATGGGTTGCTTGATGATAAATCAATGTAGCTGTCATTAAACCAGAAGTCAGATATTCCACCATCAAAATAACTTCCTCCAGCTTTAGCAACTTCAAAAGGATTTGATGCCCAATTAATCGTTCCATCAGTGTACGTTGAATACGTTACTGATTGAGCCACGCCGTTGATCCTAATGTCTCGTTTTGAAGTGTCAGACAAATCAAAAGTTATCACACAATGATGCCATTTATCTGTTGCAAGGTCTGGACTAAAACCAACTCGAAAATCTGCTATTAATGAGTTGCCAGTGCTATACGCAGTAAATTGAATACCATAACTTGAACTATTAACGTCTATTTTAATTGCCCCTCCATAACCAGAAGCACCAAAACCACATATAGGTCTTTGGTTTAAAATATCGTTGTTAAACCAAAAAGCAAACGTACCAGCATTACCACCAGAAAGCCCTGTAACACTTGATTTACTTACATAATCAGCACTGCCATCAAACTCACTAGCTGCTGCATTATACTGAAGTGCATTTCGTCCAGACTGAGCAACTGTTCCATTTAAAGTAAAATCACCACCTGTACCAGAGTTAGTTCCAACACCAGCGACAGTATTCATATTAAGACTAAGAATACCAGTTGTAGGTGGGGTTACATATAAACCATCTGCATCAATAAAAAGACGACGATTAGAAGTTGTTGATAAGTCACGATAAGTATAGTCTAGATAAATTCCTGCCATTCTACCTTTAAAATATGAACCCCCTCCCGGATTTGCTCCAATAGCCCAAGAATCAAGCGTAAAATCAATGTCGCCATTAGTGTATGTTGAATAGGTAGAAGTTACAGCTTCATCATTTACATACACATATCTGTTTGAAGAATTTTCTAAATCGACTGATACTAATATATGTGCAAAAGTTTCTCTTGCACTTACGATTCCAGATGCAGGTATAGTAAGATTTAAAACTGTACTACCTGATGTATTTATACCATTTACTGTAACCGTATCAGAAGAACTCCAACCAACGGTAAATCTAGTAAATCCTCCAGAAGCATTAGCTTTAATTATAGTTCCAGCAGTTGATGATAAATAACTATATAACCACATTGAAAGCGTAAATGTTTTGCCATCAGCATTTCCAGTAAGATCACTACTTTTAGACAAGTAATCAGCAGCACCATCAAAATCAATTCCGGGAGTAGGAAGCGCAGGGCTAAAACTAGCAGTAGCAGCAGACAGTGGGCCATTGCCATAAGAATTGATGGCCCATGCTTGTGCAGTATAGCTTGTACCATTTGTAAGGCCAGTTACAGTTACAGGAGAGGATGAACCCGTTGCACCAATTACATTAGTACCATCTGTTACAGACGCACCATAAGCAGTAATAGCATCATTACCTACATCAGAAGGTGCAGTAAATGCTACCGATACTTGAGCGTCACCAGCAGTAGCTGAACCTATAGTGGGAGCATCAGGAACAAACAGATTATCCTGACTACCTATAAATTTACCTCTATTGGGCATTTAAAATCCTTATGAAAGTTCTTCATATGTAATAGTACAAGCTAAGTCATTAGCTGCACTAGCAGTAACACCAATTGATGTATCTTCTTCTAAGTATAATCCCATGTTTTTATCTATGACAATTAGGGATGCATCTGCTGGTACGGATATAGTAGATGCTAGTAGTACTGGTGTACCACCAATATCATCTTGAGGATATATTCCTACAGTTATTGATGCTGCATTAGTACCATCTACGTTAGCTACAACTAAGCTATTAACTTTCATAACCTTACCAGATGATGCAGGATTCTCTAACAGTTGTACTGCTGATGTACCTGTTAGTAGTAATGTGTCTGTCTTTGCAGTAATGGTTGCTACATTGACAATATTAGGTGCTGACATTTTCAGTTTCCTCTTCAGTTTCTATGTTTAGTTTATCTAAACCATACCCACCAACCCAAGGTTCAAGTAGGTCATCTGTCCTAAACCACGTTTGATTTTTTTTAAGTAACTCCATAATGTATTTCATAATGCTCCCTCTCTACACTACCCAAAAACCATTGCCATTGCTATCGCTTTGCCAGTTGATGCTCTAGCATCTAATTGAGTTTGTATATTACTCGTTACACCACCCGTGTAGTTTAACTCAGCAGCAGTTGCGGTTACATTAGTACCGCCAATATCTAAAGTAGTCATTGAGACTTCTCCAGCAACAGTAAGAACACCATTAGCTAATGTCATTAAATCAGTATCATCTGTATGACCTATAGTTGTACCGTTAATTAAAACATTATCAATATCTAAAGACCCACCTGATATAAGACCTGTTGTTGTTATATTAGAAGAACCTGTGTCTATAGCACCAAAACCTGAGCTAATAGAACCACCATCTAAAGCACCTACAGAAGTTATATTTGTCTGTGCTGCAGTAGTTAATGTACCTGCAATGTTACCAAAAGCTACATTACCTGCTGTACCACTAAATACTTCTGAAGAATTTGTAGCATCTGGTATAAATGTAAATGCACTTGTAGAATCATCATATCCAAAGAAACCTACTTTAGCAGCAGAGCCTGTATGATATCTAAACTCAATACCTCTGTCTTTATTATCGTCAGTACCCGGAGCAGTATCTCCACCTAATGTAAAGATAGGATCATCTATAGTTACTGTAGTTGAGTTTACTGTAGTTGTAGTACCATTTACAGTAAGAGTACCACCTACGGTAACATTATCTGTAACTGTTACAGAATCTACATAAGCGTCTTTCCATCTAACTCCTGTTGTACCTAGATCAACATCACTATCTGTTTGTGGTCCGAATATATTATCAGCTAAGTATACTTGTTCTACATTAGCCGCATAAAAATGTATTTCATCGGCTGTTTCAAAATCTATTTTTGTCTCGTCATCTTCACCTATTTTTATATCAGTGGCTAAAAGAGATACCATTGAGTTATCTACATATGCTTTTACAGATTGCTGTGTGGGTATAAGTGTAGCACTATCAGAAGACATATTATCTTCATCAACAAATGCAGTTACTGTTATTGCACCATCTGACAGACTACCATATGTAACTGTACCAGAAGCAGTAACACCTGCTGTAGTTAATAGACCAGTAGAAGGATTATAACTTAAACCTGTGTCTGTTTCTGCTCCTTGAGTTCCTGTAGCCCCATCCACAAATATAGGATACACAGTTTCATCAGTACTGTTGTTAGCTGTAACTGTAATAGCTGTAGCTATAGCAGCTGTACCTGTAGTGTCTTGGTTTAATGTACCTACAGTAAAGTCTAAGGTATTGTCTGCATCTTGATAAGCAACTGTAATACCTGACTCTGTATTACTACTAACCATAGCACCAACAGTATCAGCAATTGTTTCTGCAAGAGTTGTACCGTTTACAGTAATAGCATCTGCTTCTAATGTACCATCTACATCAACATCTCCAGATATATCTAAACTAGCAGCAGTAAGAGCACCACCTATTGTAAAATTACCACTAGAAGGATTGTAAGATAAACCACTATCTGTTTCAGCACCTTGAGTTCCAGTTGCTCCATCTACAAATACAGGATACACTGTTTCATCTGTACTATTATTTGCCGTTACAGTTATGGCTGTAGCTATAGCAGCTGTACCTGTAGTGTCTTGGTTTAATGTACCAATAACAAAATCAAGAGTATTGTCACCATCTTCATATGTAACTGTAATACCTGTTTCAGTATTACTAGTTACCATAGCACCTATAGTATCTGCTATAAATTCATTTAAAGCTGTGCCATCTACCGTGATAGCATCAGCTTCTAGTGTACCATCAATGTCTACATTACCCGAAACATCTAAGCTAACTGCATCTAATTCTCCAGCTACTGTAACTACACCGTCTGCTAAAGTTATAAGATCTGTATCATCAGTATGTCCAATTGTACTACCATTAATTAATACATCATCAATATCTAAAGAACCACCAGATATAAGTCCTGTAGTTGTAATAGTTGAAGATCCATTATCAATATTACCAAAGCCAGAAGTTATGCTACCAGAATCTAGTGCACCTACAGTTGTTAAACTTGCACCTGTATCAATATTAGATTCAACCCACGTTTCTAAATCAGCAAACGTAAGCTGTTTCATTGTACCACCATCATTTATAATAAACTGATCTGAGGTTGCTATAGTTACACCAGTAGAAGCAGATGTGTCACCATCTACAATATTAAGTTCAGCGGCAGTAGAAGCAATAGCTGTGCCATTAAAGTTAATAGCATCTATGTATGCAACACCATCAATGTATAAATCTTTAAACTCTGCACCACTAGAACCTAAATCAAATGCATCATCAGTAGATGGTACAATACTAGTTGCGGCTATAGTAAGTTGTTGTGCTGGTCCTAGTTTAGTTATAGCACCACCTTCTGCTTCCGTGCCATCGTGTGTATGTCCTGATGTACTAAAGGCAGTTACGATAGCATCAAACTCTCCATCAAAGTCAGAGGCATTAATAATATTACCGTCAGCAATATTGTTAGCAGTATCGTTACGTGTATATCCTGTTCCCATTTTTAATTACCTTCTTGCATGTGTTGCATATTCCAGTGTCAATGCGTCAAGCGCATATGGAACATCTGTATTATTATCTGCTTCAAACTGTGCAGATATAGTATTACCTGATCCTGTAGTCTGTGCAGAAAATACTTTCTGTAACTTAGCACCATAAGTAGCAGATCCATATGCACCAATACCATAAAATTGTGCCTGATTACTAGTTGCATTTGTAAATGTTACTGCTGGCATAACTACAGCACCACTCTCATCAAAGTCAAATTTTAAGTTTAGATCAAAGTTTACTCTTCCTTCTGGATCTAGATAGAACTGAGCTTTGTATATTGTCTTTCGTATACGTGGATCATTGATAGGATAGAAAGGTGTAGCAAATGTAGTTGCTATATTATTACCATCAAAACTAGATGTGTCATTTTCCATTCTGTGTAGATAACCTTCTTTACCTGAAAACAGAACAAACTCAGTTGTTCCTGAATACACACTTGCACATGCTGTTGCTTGTATACCTCTGGTTTCTGCAAAGTCAATAACAGATGCTTCACCGGGAGATGCAAATTGTGTAAACAGTATACCTTGTGCATTAGGTCTTGTAAAGCTATTATTCCAACCTAATAGTCTATATTGTGATTTATTTCTTATAACTAAACTAAAAAAGTCTGTATGAAGTTTTACAAACTCATTAAATGTACCCTGTATCTTTTTAGTAATAGGTGCTAATCCAAAGTCACCAATACGTTCAGTAGCACTAAGAAGTCTTAAACCATCAGGAGCCATGAACACAACATCACCACCTATCTCCTGTACACTATCAGTCTGTATACATCCTATATCACGTGTAATAGGTTGTAAGTTAAAAGTTGCTAGTGCGTCACCATTTAATCTAAAGATAGATGAATCTGTAAATACTATAAGTTGATCTCTAAAACTTTTTATTGCTACTATACTATTATCTAAACCAATACTACCAGCACCATTACCACTTTGAAAATCTGTAGTAGTAAGTGGTGCACCAAAACTTAATACTCTACCTTTAGCGTAAAAGATGTGATTTTTATGTGTAGCTACAACTGTAGCACCTATTACATCTGATGGTGCACTATTTAATTCAGTAAACGTAGTGCCATCATATAGTGCAGGTGCATTTACACCATCAACCATTATGAGTGTTTTTGTACCTGTAAAATCAATAATATCAAATCGTGTATTAACTGCACCTTCTCTACTAGTAGATATAAATGTTAAAGCCGCATTATCTGATGGGCTACTATCTAGTTCTGGATCTACAGTAACAGTAAGACGTTTATGTGCTTCATTAGTATAAGATGATATAGTAGTTTGAACTGTATATGTTTTATCTACACCTGCAATAGTAAATACATCACCTGCTTGTGGAAAGTTATCTACCGCATCTATCTCTAGAGATGTACCTGTCTGAGAAGCATTGTGTACTAATGGACTACCATAATTAGGTTTATTTATTTTTGTATAGCCACTACCTGCTGTTTCTAATATATCTGCATTGAGTGCTACTACAGCTTTATTATTAAAGTATGTAATACCATTAGCATAGTTAGCTGTAGTTACAGTAGCAAAGGTTATAAGTGCACCATTAGCAGGGCTAGAAGCTAGTGCACCTGATAAAGTTAGTGTGGCTCTATTATTAGTAGCATCAAAAGATACACCCGATATTGTATATGTACTAGAGACTCCTGCTATAGTAAATGTATCACCAACAGCAGGAGTAGTATGCACTGCTGCTATAATTAATGTAGTACCTGATTGACTAGCTCCATGTACAACTGGATTACCATATGGAGCCATAATACTACTATCAAACTTTTCATAACCCTGTATACGTTTGTAACCTCCATCAATAGATGGTTCGTAGTTACGTAGTATTCTGGCAGAACCGGGAGCATTGATAGCCTGTTGCAATGGGCTAAGATTAGTTACTAACCCACCTTTAAACTCTATTCTAAATGTTTCCCATGCATCAGGCATTATAGACTATCCAAGCTCGATCCTGCTGTAGACCTAGATGAACCTAGTCTACGTCCTCCTGTTGCAGCAGGTATCATATAAGACCTCATATAGTGATAACGATTAATTAACATAGACCTCATTGCTTTAATGCCCTCATCTGCCCTCTCCTTGACCACTACAGCATCTTGAGTGTTACCCCTGAACATATATGCATGAAACATTGCAGCGTCCACTACAACGTGTTTAAAACGGTCTGGGATAACCATTGTGTCACCATGAGCAGATAGGTCTGCCTGAAATACATAGTAGTCAAATACTAACGTGTATGCTTTATCAGGTGGTTCTATCAAACCATACTTTAGATCAGGTCCATGAAAAACAAAACGTGGTAGTGCACGTGTCTGACTTGCAGCGTACTCCTGATCCACGTATTTTTCTAGATATTCATCATATGTAATTAAAGCTAGTTTCTTTGTGTCATTTCCTAATGTAGCATCTTCTTTTATTCTAAACGATTCAAAGTCTATCAGTTTAGCATCTGTTGGAAATGCATATCTTGTTGTACCAGCAACTAATGTTTGTTCTTTTTCTGAATGATTAAAAGGCCACTCATACTCGCTTTCATTAATGTAGCGTATAGCAGAGTTGACTGCATCTTTTATGTGTGCATAAAAACCTGTGGCTGATGCAAAGTTAGAACTGGTAAGCTCAACTTCGTTCAGCCTTTTGTTGACATCATTAACTAATGTTAGAAATGTTGTAGCCATAATATATCCTTAAGTAGAAAGGGGCAGGTTTATCCCACCCCTTCCACATGTGTTACGCGAGTGTATCACGATCCACTTCATCTGCACCTACTGTGCCTATGTCATCAACGTCTAGCAATAATGCAAAGACACGGATAACACCAGCCGTTGTAGTTCCAGTTTGTGCCTGAATTAAAACATCAAGCGTGTCGGCAGTTGCACCAACAGTGAGAGGTCCATTACCTGCACTTACACTGTACGCACCTGCTGATGCACCGTCAAAGTCAAAGCCATCAACGTATGCATCCACATCAACACCTGTTACTCCTAGATCAAGTGCACAGTCAGAAGAAGTACCAGCGTGAACTGTTGTTACTTCAAAACCAGCATCTAATATCATAGTATTAGCAGGTATTGTAATTGCTTCAATAATATCGGCAGCAGCTAGTGCTGTACCTTTAGCGGTAACAGCAGCTTCAAAGTCAATACTATTTTGCACCAAGTAAGGAGAGCGACCTCTAGCATCTGAGCCACGAGCCGCTGAACTTAAGGTTGTTACTGTAGCCATGATTCAGTCTCCTTATACCAAGCAATAACGTGCAACACTTAGAGCTTCAGGTCTAAGTATCTTACGTCCATACAAATGCATTCCCCGAACTATGTCGGCAAAGCTATCAGGGTCACGGTATGTCTCTGTCTTATTAATCTGCTCGGCAGTTGCTACAGCAGAAGAATGTCCAGATACAATCATACCAAAGTTAGAGGAGTTTGTACCACCAGTAGTAGCTGGTCCAGTTCCAATAGAAGGTAGGTTGTTAGACATATATACTTTGAAACCATGAAGGTTATTAAGTATAAGACCATTTTGTATTCCGCTTCCACCAAAGTCACCATTGAGAAGACGAGAGTCTTCATCTTTGAGAACTTCAACGAAAACTGGATCAACAACGAGCCAACGATTGTTGGTGTCAACATTTTGTTGATCAAGCAAACGAGCCATACGAGCTACGATTTGTAATGGGTTAGCATTACCTGAACCGGGTGTAGCAGAAGTTGCACCACCAGCACGTGCTTGAATACCAATTGCATTACTAGCAGAACCACCGAACTCAGAAGCATCTATCTTCATAGAGCTTAATAATTCATCAGTACCTGCTGTAGATACAGCAACTGCACCATTAACAGTTGTGTTAACAGTATCAGCATTGGAATGCAAAGAAGACTGTTTGAAACCAGTTAAGTAACCAAGAGCGTCTTGGTCAAACTGGTCAGCTAGTCTGTAAGCTGCACGATCAGTTGCAAGCTGTTGGAAGTTGATGTGAGAGTGTGCCTCTTCAATATCATCGACTTTAAATGCAAAGTAGTTTGCTTTGTCGATGGTAAGAGAGAACTCTTCATCATCCAAGTCTTGCGGAGTAATCGTAGTACCACGAGCATACGCTTTAACCGTGATTTCTGGCTCCTTAATTATTTTAACGCTATCGCCCATATTTGCGATCTCGCCAAAGTAGTCACTATTTGTAATAGCTTCAACAATTGAAGCCTTACGAAAAGCTACTTGTACCTGCTTAGAGTAGATAATTGGTGAAAAATTACCATTAGGCAGGTTGCCGTAGCCTGTTGCAGTTGAAAATGCCATTTTATTTTCTCCTATATACGACATCCCATGTGTACATATTGTACACTATTTTTATCTACCTTAAGGGCCGTGAACTAAGAGGTTGTACGTGTAAGGCCAACTACACATAGGCTCTTCTTCATCGGGTTGTCTTAGAAGTATAGTGAGATATAGTTAGGTAGTCTTATTCAAGGGCTAACTACATCTTGCGACTATGTATAGTTATATACACAATCTACTGTTTGTCAACACTAATTAACGTGCTGATCCAGATAAATCGTATACAAACTTGTTTTGTCTAATAGCTTCCATGATTTCATCTGATCTACTTTCATATTCCTTTGCGGTCATACGCTGTACTTCAGACTCTCTTAGAAAAGAACTAGACTCATTTTCTACAGGTTTGTTACGTTTTCCTTTTGTAGATACAGATTTAGCTGCATCTCTATTATTAGTTTTCCTAGTTGTAATACTTCTATCTGCCTTATACAAATCAATTGCTCTAGCAGCAGATCGTGCATCATTATCATTTTCATACAGAGCGTCCTGTATCCATTTAGGCTGTTCTTCTGCCCATGTATGAAAGTCATCATCGTTACGTATATCATCAAAGTCTGGATGCATCTGTAACAACTCTGTCTCTGCACGTTGTTTGCTTACGTCCTGTTGCATATCATCTAATGCTTTAACACGTTGCTCTAGACTAGCTGATTGTTCTGCTGCTTTCTTCATAGCTATTGTTTCTACTATAGCAGCTACATCAGGATACTCTTTAGCCCATGTTTCTATATCCTCGTCAGACTTAGGAAGTTTAATTTGTTTTTTAGTTGACTGTTCTAACTGGCTCTTAAGTGCATTTATCTCAGTCTTTAGTTCTTCTGTCTGTTTCTGCTGATGCCTACGTAGATCTGAATATCTTTTCTTAAATGTTTTTTCTTCAGCAGTAGTAGGTTCTTCTTCTACTTCTTCTGTTGAGGCATCCTGTTTTTGTTCTTCTAGTAGCTGTTCTAGTTCTTCTTCGTCCTTCTTAAGTTTCTCATCCTTACTGTAAGGTCTAGATACAAATGCTACTTTACTTGGTTCTACTTCTACTTGTGTTACGTCTGACATATTATATTTCCTTTCGTTGGGGCTATGGTAGCCTTATTAGGGGCATAGGTAGCCAACACATGTGGTTTGTTATCTTGAAGCTAAACCACCACGCTTCATCTTCTTTTGTTTTTTTCTTTTAGATATAAATCCTCCTTTAAATGTACCTGCACCTACATCTGGTCCTGTATCATCACTTTGACCAGTTGTACCACCACCCCCAATACCACCTGTATCTGATTCAGGTCCAGTATCATCACTTTGAGAACCTGTTCCTCCTTGTGGTGCTTGATCAGTTTCATCAAAACCGGGATCTACTTCTGTTTGTGGATCATAACCTACTTCAACATCTTTGTCATCTGCTTTATCTGATTCTTTTGCTTTTTCTTTTTCTGCTTTTTCTTTTTTATCTATAAGACCTGTTAGTCTGTCCATTTCTTTTTTACCTTTTTTACCACCTACAACATCTCCATTCGCATCAACACTATGTTTTTGTGGTCCTGTAGTAACACTGTATCCACCAAATGCATTAGGAACTGAACCGGGAGGTGCATTACCTCTGCTTACATCATCTGCATGTTGTTCCGCTACTTCTACCGATACTCCATAATCTACTGCTGTTTGATAAGAAGCTATTTTTGCTTTTTGTGCATCTTCATAATCTTTACGTGCTTTATTAGCAACACTAGGAGATACCATTGATCTATCTGAAAGTGCTAAATCTATAGCTGTATTTTGATTTCTTTCAATCTGATCTACAATACCCATATTTGTACTTACTGGCTGGCCTGTTATAGCTTCTAAACCATATGCGGCTATATTTCCAGCTATACCCGGACCTATCATACCTTCTATTCCATAGCCTAATCCTTTTTCAATACCGCCTATAACACCTCCAAATGGACCTGTTAAATCTTGTCCATAAGATATTTGTTCATCGGGTGACATTTCTCCAAAACTTTTATCTCCTCTATCTGGTCCACCATCTACTTCACCGCTACCTAATTCAGTTTCTACACTAGTAGTTTCTGTTTTTACATCTCTAGGTTTTGTTTCAGCTTTCTTAGGTTTTTCTACAAACCCTTTAGGTAATGGTGGAAAAAACTTACCGCCTATTTTAGTAGAGATCATCTCCTGTCCTGTAGCTGGATTATAATAGGTAGTAGGTGCTACATAACCATCTAAACCCAATAGTTGTCCACCTCTACTATAGCTAGGCACACCACCCTTACTCATCTCATTGTCAGGTGATCCTGCTACAATAATTAAATCTTCCATACCAAATGGTACATCATCATCTATAGTAGCTTCTTCAGAGTTACCCATCTGCCCCATCTCTTCCATACGAGCTAGACCTCTCTTAGCCTTATCACGCATGAGCATTAGTTTTTCTAAACCTATAAAACGTACAACGTCAGCAGGAAATACAAACTCACCCGGACTTAGCTTTGCATCTATGTCATCACGTACCTCTTCTTTAAGTGAGCCTGAAGGTACATCATTACCAGACACAGGATCTTTAGATCCACCCTGATCTTTTAAACCACCATCTTGAAACATTTCCATTTGATCATTGTACATTTACGTGTTCCCTTAGTTGTTTAATCTTTTGGTACGCACTGATTGCACCTTGCGCTCTGTGCATTGTAACCATGTCAGTAGATTGTTCTAATGTTTTTCTTTCACTTTCAATCATAGAGTCCAGATAGCTACTGAATAGTAGCCATTGGCGGTTGTTGCTGACTAGGGGCTTGAGCTTCTGGAGCAGCTCCTTGCGGTGGCCCACTAAACCCTTGTTCTCCCGGTGTTGGTGCTTGTCCTGTTCCAATTGTTCCTCCTCCTGCTCCTGATGTATCCATTGGATTAGCTCCTGCTGGTGGTTGTGGTGCACCTGCTGGTGGTTGCTCTGGCTGTAGACCTTTCATAATCTCAGCCTGTATTGCTGCTTCATCCATATTATTAGTAACCTTATCTGGGTCAAGGTCTAAAGATTTTGCAATCTCACGTATAATATAGTTGAATTTTGCAAAAGGTGCAAGTGCTGGATTGGATGTAACACCTAAAAATTGCATCAACCTTTGGCTACGTACTTCATTAGCCATTAAACTTTCTGTTCCACGTGCAGATACTTCTAGATCACCTTTGATGTCAGGATCAAAATCAAACTGCATATTAAACTGAAACAGTCCTTCTCCTAATGGTCTGAGTAGATAGTCATCTACATTCTTAATCACTGTCTTAATACCACCTGCTGCTGCACCCATCAACATAGATATACCTGATGCAGTTCTACCTACACCAGCTACCCCTGTCTGTCCATGAGCAAACGATGGGAAACCTGTACTCTCATCCGATAGCTGTCTAGCTTTATCAAACATCATCATGTTCTCACTAGATACGTTTGGATACTTTGTACCAAACAGTGCCTGTCCGGGTGCACCACCCTGTCTTCTAAACACCTTGCCGGGATACACTGTCAAGTCCTGACCCGGTACTAAGTTAGTTTCATCTACCTCAATAAGTAAGTTACCTGACAGTACAGCGTTGTCAACTGCCATACGCATGAAACCATTCATCAAGGTTTGTGTGTCATCCATGTTCTCTGCAATACCTACACCAAAGAAACTGTATGGGTTAAGTTCATAAGGTGCTGCCATGTAAGGTATACGAGCAGGTTTAAATGGATTAAGTACTACACGTAACAGTCTACCATTACATATCCAGATGTTTGCCTGTAGCTCATCTAGCTCCTGTAGATCTTTTGGTATTGCAATCTCTTGTTCTTCTAGTAGTTCAATATCTACTGTACCCCAATACTCCATAACCTCAAAGCGGTCAATGTCATGCTGTGGTGCATAGTCAGATAGATCATCTTCCCAATACAGTTTCTCGTAGTTCTCACCTCTTGTGATTACTTCTTCAATTACACTGTCTCTAAAGTATGGGCGTTTCTTAAGTGCACGTAGCTGTGAACGTGACATCTTGTGTCGTTCTATTACATACTGTGCCTCATCCATGTTGTTAGCATCTGGATCTGGGTAGAAGTTCCACACTGATACATGCGATACTTGTGGTACAGTTTTAATAAGTGGATTGTACTCACCCTCATCATCCCAGTTAGGATATTCTTTGTCAATAGCAAATGGTCCTTTCATAACACCAGTACCAAACAATGCCATTTCAAATGCTGTACTTCTTAAATGTTTACTAGCACCTGACTCTTCTAACTGATCGTGTATCTTTTTCTGCATCCTTTTCGCTGCCACAAGAGCAGGGCTAAACGTAATTGCCGTACCTGTTTTACCAACACCTTCTCTAACACCCTCTATCTCTCCTAGTTTATTTGCATATTCACCCAATCTTTCATTCAGGGTATTTTGAGTGTCACCCGGTTGTAAGTCTTTACCATCACCAGCAAAACCGTATGGACTTTCCATTATGTCTCTTACTTCAGGAGATTCCTTTGGATCAAAGTGTACATCACCTGCCACACCATCAGGTAGTTGTGTAGGATCAATTGTCAATGGAAATTTATTATTTGCAAATAGAACATCTACTATCTGTCCATATGCAGCAAGGGTTTTAGTTTTAGTTACCTTAATAAATACACGAGAGCGTTCTGCTTCTGAGAACTGTACATCTGTGCCGTACAAACCCCTGTAGTTTCTATAGGACTTTATCCAGCGTTCTTCATCCTGATACCTATAGTCTTCTGCTCTTTTGTATCTGTCAACTATAAAAGGTACTAGGTTTGCTATTTCTTCATCTCTAGACTCATCTGCGTCTTCTAGATGTATAGCGTCTTGTTCTATTGTAAAATCATCTGCCATTATTTTTTTCCTTAATATCCAAATACAGCATCTGCTACTGGCATGGTGCTTGATGGTCTTCTACTAGGATCGTAATCAAATAAATTAAACTTAGGTCTTGACATAACCCCATATCGTAGTGCGTCATATAAGTGATCTTCTGCATGTGTATCTATATCTTCTGGGTTACGTTTGTCAATAGGTAATGCAGGTAATTGTGAAATTAGTTCTGTACAGTTAGAAAAAAATACTAGTCTGGGTTCTTCACTGTCCTCATCTACCTGTAATCTTCTGTGTATTTCGTTCTTACCTGATACCCTACTTCCTTTACTTCTATCTGATGGCCTCCACCTACAGCCTTTGTTTATCATCTGTTCTGCAAGTGATGGTCCTGTGTCACCTCGTTTATGCCATACAGAGCTATCTAATACTCCATACTTTATATTACCATCTCCTGCTTCTAAGTCAAGTACCATATCAGCTAAATCTGTAGCTAATACTTTTGATACATATAACTCTCTATATACTATGAGTTGTTCATCTGGCGTAACAGCAAACCAAAGAACACCACTATAAGAACCATAACCATAGTCACACGCCCTAAACTTAACCCAGTTACTCGGTATATCAAATGGTTCAACAACATGTACATACCTGTTAAACTCTGTGAAGGCTGCACCTTCTTTAATATCCCAATCACCCTCTAGCAACTGCCTACGCTGATGTTCAGGTAGTGACAATAGCATTGCTTCGTAGTCACCTGTATCTGACAGATATGGGTTATCTGATAACCTAGCAGGTATAAACCTACGTTTAAATAGTGGCTTACCTGCTTTACTATGACCTGCTGGATACTTTAATGCTTCTCCTGTTTCTATATCTGTTGCAGCAAAACTCGTATCGTAAGGTGCTGGATCAATAAACATCTTCTTAACCCAACCATGTCCCGGTCCACCGGGGTTAGTTGTTGCCCTCATGTACACTTCTAAATCAGGGGCAGTGGAACGTAGACGAGATCTCATGTAGTTCCACGCATAAGGTGAAGGCCACTGAGTTAATTCGTCAAAACCTATCCAGCTAAAAGCCAGACCCTGATAGCGCATGACATCATCATCACGATCTAAGTATGACATCCAAAGTCTTGCACCAGATGGTGCGGTCCACTGCATCTTTCTTTCTGACCATTTTATTCCCGGCCAGACTTTAGGATATAGTTCCTGTGACTTAGATATTAATTCACGTAACTCTTCTGTTGTATGTCTTAATAACAATCCGCTAAATGCAGGATGACCCATAAACCGTAGTGGATCAGCTAACATCGCATAACTCTTACCACCACCTGCACTACCACCATACAATACTTCTCGTTCTGGTGCAGCTAGAAACTCTGTCTGTGGTCCAGAGTTAGGTTTAAATAGTACATTGGCTTCACGTTCAATAGCATGTGTATCATACTCTACTTTCTGTGGTGTGGACTCGCTTTGCACCAAGTCTACTTTCTTCAATTTCTTTGGCTTTCTTGATCGCCTTTTCCGCATAGTCTGCCCATTGACGGAGGCTTCTAGCTTTGTCCTTACGCTGTCGCTCATGCTTTATTCTTTTCTGTAATCCAAGATGTGATATATACCTTCCTGTGTTTTTGCTTAACCATGCTGCTACCTGTCGCAACGAATACTGGCGTAGATACGCTTTAGCTTTTTCCAGATGATCGAGTTCTTTAGGTATTGGTAACAACAGGTCTTCATCTTCGGGGTCCACTTCGTACCCGAATGGGACTGTTCTAGCAATACGTGGTACAGGTAGCCACTCATTTTCTTCCTTCACATCTGTTGGTTGTGGTAATTTCCATTTGCCTAAACTCCTATTCATCAATCGTCATCGTCACTTTGTTTTTTAGGAGGCATTAACATCACACCACCACTCGCTTCTACCTGTAGCTTCTCAGTTTTAACTAGCCCAGTACGATCCAATAGTTCCTTTGCAGCTGACATCTTATCTCTTAGTCCTAACTCAGTAGGGTCTAGGAGTGCACCAGCCATCGCTACAGCAGCTTTAGGAGCATTACGTGCCATATACTGCTGTGTTGCTTCTAGTATCTCTTCTTTGAGGCTCTTAACTACCACTGTAGTAGATGTACCATCTGCATAGCCAGCTAGTTTCTTAGCTGTTGCTACATCCCCACCAGCTTCATCAAATAGTACATCTAGGAATTTTACCTGATTTTCTGTGTACTGTCTAGTCATTTAATTCCCCAGTTCGCATTATATTACTCAGTCTGGTGGCCCTGCCTTTTACCTGCTCTGCCCACCTACTATCTAACATCTCATCTGCTGCACGTTCATAATCTTTACGGTGTATAGCAGACCACATATTTTTAAACAGTTTTAATCTGGGCATACCCAAGTTAAATGCCATATTGACACAAACCATTTGCCGTGGTGCATTTAAATTTTTAACGCAAGGATGAGCATCAAGGAGTTCTCGTTCAGCAATGTCAACATCAATACGCAATATATATCTAGCACCGTAAAGGGTAATTCCATTGTCGTAAATGTCCTGCATATCAGACAGACCCAAGTGTTGCAATTGTGTAACAGTCAAGGGTCTATCTTTTAAATTTCTACCTGCACCTATTGTGTCTATACCTAATGTATCTTTATAGACCTTTAGTTCCATGCCTTCATCTCTGATAAGCATGTCAAGTAATTTGCTAGTATCGTACTTCATCTATTTCTTCTTAGGCATTGCAAAGCCAAAGTATGCACCAACAAGTGCAGACAATGAACCATACATCATCATAAGAATACTGTCTGCTGCTGCAAACCTGTCAGGCCATATTAATACAGCAGTAGTAGCTATAAGCATGGTAGCTAGTGCTGTCCATGCCATATAGCGTCTGTTAGATTGGTACGCTGCTTTGTCAACAATTACATTTTCATCTGCCATGTTTATTACTCCTTATTTTTTAAATAACTTAGTGGCACTACGTACCCCAAATGACGCTGCCACGATTACCGAAATGGCGTATTTATACCACTCAGGCATCAGTTGTAGTTGGCTAAACCCTATTTGAACTATATCTTCACAGCCGGGAATGAACGCAAGCACAAGAGGTATCGAGAACAAAATTGTAAGCCACTCGTCTTTCCACGAGTTATCACTCGCTTTAGCCTGTGCTATATCCCAGTCTATTTCACCTGCTGCCTGTTTCTCTTTTATCTTAGCGTCAGATCGTATTGTTACAATCTTAGCTTCTGTCTTAGCTTTCTTCTCAGCAACCTGTCCCTCTAGCCACGTACCAGCTAGATTAGCTACTGGTCCTATTATTGCACCTAGCATTAAGCTCTCCTAAACCTAGCTGTCTTCTTAGCTATGCCCTTTGGTTGTTTTACATGTTGTTTGTTACCTGCACGTTTAGCTTTGGTTGTAGCAGCATACTCAGAAGATGATAGTGACTTAATAGCTTTAGCAGGTAAATACCTTTCACCTGTAGCCTTTGGTCCCTGTGTAGATGGCTTACCTGACTTAGTACGCCAATCCTGCTTTGTCCAGTTTGCCAGACTCTGTTGTGACTTAGCTCTTGCCATGACACTCACATTTACATACATCTGGATTACAGCCACACTCTATGCAACTATCGCATTTAGGTGTTGTCTCTGTATTACACATGCATACTGGCTCTTCTCCACATTCACATGTCATTATGATTTGTAACCCCCACCTTTTGCCTTATATCTTTTTGCTAACATCTGGGCTTTGCGTCCTGACCATTGCCCCGGAGCACCACCTTTTCCACTCGCCTTAATGCTATTGAATAATCTCTTACGCATACCGGGCTGTGTATAGTTACCTGCTGCGTTTACTGTGCTACCACCCTTACTTAGTTTTCTTACTTTTCTTTTTACTGGCATTTTTCCTAGTGTCCTTTGCGTATAGATTATTAAATGTTACAGATGGATCTAAGTATGTTTCATGTCCTTCTGCTGAGTGCACCCATTGTGACGGTACAAAGTCAGGTGCACCCTCTCCAGTTCTCCATAAAGCAGGGCTAGTTGCCCTTACTCTATTGTTAGGCAGTGCTACAAAATTTCCTGTCCAGCTACCAGCATCTGTTAAATATATTACGTGTGACTGTTTATGCTGTGCAGGATCATCTGCTATATCATTGCCTGTGTAATCTACGGTAAATAAATATTTACCTGTATAGAGATCACCTCCTATCTTACACAACCAAGGTGATGAACTTACTCTATCCAGAATGACTGTACCATGCTCTCGTGACTCACAATCCCAAGGTTGGCATAAATGATCTTCCATTGGGTCAGGCCACTCTTCTAGAGGTATGTCAGCTACAAGTGCCTGTATCGGCATTCTCGCCCACATAGCTCCTCCATGTACATTCTCTTGAGGTCCATCTTCCCTGTCTATTTCACACCCAGTAAATACAATTTGAAAACTAAGTGACCTGTCTGGTATGGTATTTACTGCAAATGCAATCGCATGTAGAAATTCACCGTGATATTTTTGATGGTTACTAGTGAACTCTCTACGTACCCAACAATTGAAGTGGGGTACATTACTTATAAGATTCGGCATTATCTACGTTTAGCAGCTCCACCTTTAGAGTATTTCTTCGTACCCTTTTTACCCATACCCATACCACCGCCATACATTTTTTTAGTAGCACCGCCCTTAGACATTTTCTTTGTTTTCTTATACATACTAATACTTATCCTTTCATCATTTTAGCAACTACATCTGGGCGTTGCTTTGCTAATGCTTTCAGACCGGGATTATCTTTAACCGATCCTCCTGCTGCGTACATATGCTTCTTATTGTTTGCCATACCACCATACATCATTTCTGGTTTCTTCATTGGCTTCGGTGGTTTTGCACCACCCATTGCTGATCCAGCTTTTAAGTCAGCAGCATTGGATCTAGAATTACGATCCATCGATGCCTGTTTATTTATTTCTCTTTCTCTTTGTGCTAACTGTTTTTCTAGTTCTTTTACTTTCTTCATATCGCCAGCTTTTTTAGCTTCTGCTATTCGTTCTTTATAATATTTTAGTGGTAACATTATTTCTACTTCTAGACCCATTTACTTTCTCCTTTTCATTTCTCTTACATTTCTAGCTCTAGTTCGTTTAGTTTTTCTATCTATTCTATCTACTTCTGCTTTTCTATCTGCACTACGAGCTAATGCAGCTGCTCTGTTTGCAGTTGTCTTGCTTGTAACTTCACCCGTAGATGGATCGCCCATATCATCTTTGGTACGTACAGTTTTCTTTTCACCTTTTAATGGAGGTAAATCTAAACTCCTCTTTCTTTGTGCAGAAGTTTTTCTACCTGCTTTACTAGGAGAGTCTGCTCTTTTATTTCTAGAGCCTTGACCAGATCTACGTAATCTCTCTGCTTCATATGCAGCATCGGATTTCAACCATCGTTTGTCTTCTGCTGTTAGTGTACCATCTCTTTGTTTTTTCTTTAACTCTAAATATTTTGCAACTCTATTTTTCTGTGCTTTAGTTTGTAGTTGCTTATGCATGGGAGCATCTTTGCCTGTGGTAATCTTACCTTTCTGTCCTTTACTTACGGATAAATCTACAACCTTGGCATCATTAGCAGCTCTCATAGGTTCTGCATCATATGCTCGTTGTGAACCTTTTGCACCCTTACCCGGTGCTGATCTAGCACCTGAACCTACCATACCTCTTTGTGTAGATGCTTTCTTTTTTACCGCTGCTTTTTCAGCACGTATACGCTTTAATTCTTTTTCGCGTAATGCTTTTACTTTCTTTATGTCAGAATCTAATTTTATTAATCGCTTAGTTTTTTGTTCAGCAGTTTCGGGTCTTTTTTTCTTTGTTAGTTTCTTACCAGCAGATCTCGTGACTGCTTTGGCTATTGCTTTCGCTACCATTTTAACATCTCCATTTCCTCAAAGACTTATTGATCCTTGAGTTAGGATCACGAGCAGTCTTGGCACTCGTTAACCGTTTCTTCATGCCTTTCATTCTAGCACAAAATGATTTACGTCTTTTAGCATCGGCTGATCCCTTTTTAACTTTGCCAGTTACAGCCATTTTTAATTTAGAGCCGGGATTAGCTTTACGATATGAGGCTACACCTTTTTTATTCAGACCACCAGAGGCACTCTTACCAGCCTTACGTGTCCATGCAGGAGTTTTAGCCATCTTTCCATCCCTCAAGTACCATAGCATTTTCTATATGTTCTAAACTGTACCTAATACCTGTACGTTTTTCTATTGCAGCACGTACATA